CCGCGCCCGATGGGTAGGCTGAAGCCGTGTTAACCGTGAAAGAAAGAACCGCTCCCAAGGCCGGCATCGAGGAAGTCTTGGCGATGCCTTCGACCGTGATTTCGGTCTTACGATCGTCGTAGCGCGCTGTCTTGGTCAGGCCATCTTCATCGACCACGGTGGCCTCAGCGTTGAAGGAAGACGAGAGGCTGTAGCTCTGGACGAAGAGGTTCGTGACAGTGCCCGCAATTCCGTAGATGCAGGTCGTTCCGGTGGAGATGGCGGCCATTTGTAATTGCGGGCTTTGGAATTGGCTTAGGCGGGCAGGACCACCAGCACGTCAAACGAGAAGGAAGTCGCCCAGGAGCGCTCGTCGATGCCCTCGTCTTCGGACTGCATCGTGACGTCATAGCAGGCCGCGTCGGTCGAGGTGACGAAGGCCGCCTTGATGCTGGTCAGGTCGCGCATATTGCCGGACAGGGCGGCGCAGCGGGCACGGTGATCGGCGAGGGTCGTGTCGTCGGCGTTCGAGAAGAGGGTGATACGGACCGAGCAGCTGAAGTTACCTTCGCCCTCGGGTAGGTCGGCAGGGGAGCGGGCGGACTCGCAGAGGACCACGGCCTTTGGCAGGGTCTGGGTCGCGGCGCTGTCCCCGGTCAGGAACGTGACGGTGGTCAGCCCGGTCTGGGTGGATAGGTAGGTGGCGAGGGTGGCCTCTACGATGTGGCGGATGGATTTGGTTCCCATAAGTGGTTAGCGGCGGTTGGCGCGCTGGATGGTGCTGTTCATGTGCTTCTCGAAGCGGGCCTTCATCTGCTTGACGCGGTTGGCGTAGACGAGGCCGAGAACGTCCGCATCGGTAGCGATGCCGTTAACGTTGCCTTGCGTATTGGTCACGCTCAGCTCGACGACCTTCTCGGTGGCCGTCAGGGTGTTCGTCCCGCGCACCTGGTTGTGCCGGTTAATCCAAGCCACCTTGAGCAGCTGGACGCCAAAGTCCTTGGGGACGCCGTTGATGACGGGCTTAGGCAGGGAGCGCAGGGCCGAGGCCCAGCCCGCCTTGATCATACCGACCATGGCTTGGCGGTCGCGGATATATTGGTCGAGTTCTGACTTGGTCTCGACGAGCATCTTGAGTTTGACCGGGCGGACGGACTTGCCGATGCGGCCTCCAAACTTGCCCTTGATGCGGTTATGCGGAGGACGCAGCTCCTGGACGAACCCTTGGCCGTAGTCGGTCATCACAGGGTTGGTCGTGTTAAAGTAGTTCTTAGCCTTCTTGAACGCCCGGTCATAGTCGCGGTCGTTCGCAATCTTGCGCATGATGGGCGGGAGGTTCTTCAGAGCCTGGAGTGAGCCCTTGCCGATGACCTTGTTGAACAGGCCGATGTCGTTGGTCTTGGTGGCGTAGGCCAGCTGATTGGTCAGGAGGGCGGCAGCGGAGTTGGAGTTACGGTCGTTAGCCGCGACGAACATCTTCTTGATGTCCCCGGCCACGGCGTTGTCGCCCGCCACTTGGGCCGCCTTGGACAGGCCACGGCCTCCGCCCTTCGGCAGCGGAGGGGTGAAGGTCGCCGCGTCTTGGCAGGCAAGGGCGGCTTGTTCCAGCGCCGCGTCCCGCATAGTCTGCCCGGTGTTGGCCGCGAACTGACGCAGGGCCGCGATGAACTCAGCCTGAGACTTCGGACTGATGCTGACCGACACCACGGCGGGTTACTGGTTATCGTCGATGACGACGAGCGTGATCCATGCCGACCCGGGCTTGTAGGTCTGGCTGGTGATGCGGACGGTCTTCCCGCCGGCCACGATCTTCTTCCCCTGGGCAAGGCTGGCGATGGGTGCCCCCGCCGACAGTAGGGCCGCCGATGCCCCCATAGACCCGTCTGGCTGGCTCCAGGAGGCCGTTACAGCGGGGAGCCTGACCGAGTACTGGGTCCGCTCCATATACCCCCCTGCTTCGAGCACGGTCGAGACGGCGGGGTCGGAGATGAGGCAGGAGAAGGTGATGGCCCCAGAGTTGGCCGACCCGGCCACGCCGAAGTCCGCGATCATTTCCTTCGCATCGTTGGTCAGCTCGGTTCCGTAGAGGCTCATCCTATACTTGCCCAGATTGGTAGGGGGCACAAAAAAGGCCCCCATTTCTGGGAGCCTCGTTTGAACCTTGGACCGCTATTAGGCGGCGGTCTTGAGGCGGTGGAGGGAGGTCGCGCGACCGACAGCGGCACCGAAGAGCAGCGTGGCGGTGACGTTGTAGTAGCCGGACTGTTCCTGGCCCATGAGGACCTGGACGCCGAGGCCGGTGTCGGCGTCGACAGCGTTGGCGACTTCGAAGCCCGGGATTTCGGACATCGGGAGGGCCGAGGCGACGGCGATGGCGTCAGCGCCGCAGGCGAAGCCAGCGAGGTTTTCGCTGTTCGTCGGGAGGCTGTTCCACTGGTAGACAGCGGCACCGGCGAGGGTACCGATCTGGCCGGAGGTCAGGATGCCGGCACCGAGGACGGAGTTGCCGATGATGGTGGCGTCACCGAGGAGGCCGTTGGCGTAGGTGCTGTTCAGGATGAACGCGCGGGGCTCAGCGGCCTTGGCGGCGTCGAGCACGCCCTTGGCGGTCACGACTTCAGCGTAGGTCAGGGCGGCACCAGTGTCGACGGACGAAGCGTAGTTGGCGTTCGTGATGAGCGCGCCGATTTCAGCCAGGCACTTTTCAGCGAGGGCGTTGGCGGCGGTCGGGACGAAGGCGTTCGAGAGGAACTGGGCGCCATACATCTTGACGTCGAGGGGCGAGAAGCGGCTCGACACCTTGAAGTGCTTGAGGGTGACGTTGGCGGCGGTGATCGTCGCGTCGTCCTGGGTGAGGTAGCCGCCGGTCGAGAACTCGGTGGCGGTGGAGGTGCCGATCAGCGGAACCTGGACCGTCTTGCCGGCGCCGGATTCGGCAGCGGTGAAGACGGACGAGAAGGCGCGGAGGGCCGGGAGCTTGCCCTTGAGGGAAGCGATGACGCTTTCAGCGAGGATGCTGGGAGCGGCGACGATGGAGTTAGCCATGATGTGTTATGATTGGGTGAGGGTTGAGGGAAATTAGATAGCCGCCTTGATGATGGCGTGCTTATGAGCGGCGAAGTATTCGTTGCGCTCCTTGGAGCCGACCGGCAGGGACATGAAGGTCGCGAGGTGGTCGACGGCTTCGGCGGTGGGCTTGCCATCCGCGGGGCTGAGTTCGACCGGGGAGACGCCGACGGAGGCCACGATCTTGGCGGCTTCCTTGGAGGCGCTGACCTTGCTGGCTTCGTGCTCGGCGACGAGGGCCTTGAAGGATTCGGACTCCTTGACGGCGACTTCGAGGGCGGCGGTCAGTTCGGCGAGCTTGGCGTCCTTGGACGCGGCTTCGACCTTGAGGCTTTCGAGTTCGGCAGAGACGCCGACCGTCATCTTCTCGACAGTGGTGCGGAGGTCGTCGCGCTCGGCGGTGAGGCCCGAGACGGCGGCGGTGGCGGCGAGCAGCTGTTCTTCGATGGTCATCTTATGTTTGCTGGGAATGGAATTAGAACGAACGCAGGGCGTCGTTGAAAGAGTCGGCCAAGCCAGTGACCAAGCCCTGGGCGGCGGCCTGCTTGCCGGAGAACGTCTGGCCTTCCATGGCCTCGGCCTTTACCATCTTGCGCTTCATGTTCACGGCTTCCTTGAACTCGGCGTGGATCGTGTCGACGCCATCCTGAAGGTTGCTCATCTGGCCTTCGTCGAGGGACGTGCCTTCGATGCCAGCACCCTTGAACTTGCCGGACTTGATGACGACCATCTTGATACCAGCCATCTTGGCGGCTTCTGAGTAGTCAGGGATGGCCATGTAGACGCCTACGGAACCTACGGAACTTGAGGGCGATGCGGTCACTTTATCGCTAGCCGAGGAAATCCAGTATGCGGCCGATGCCATCTCGCTATCGGTATAGGCCATCGTGGGCTTTCCGAGGTTGCGAATCTTGTTGGCCAGTTCCTCGACGCCGGTGACCGTGCCGCCAGGCGAAGAGACTTGGAAGGCAATCTTCTCGACCGCAGGGTCGGCTGCCATTGCGTCGACCTGATCAGACAGGTCGTTGATGTCCACGGCGCCCATCATCTTTTCGAGAGGAGACAGGCCCTTGCCGATCACGCCCACGACCGGGATGATGCCGATGCCGTCGACGACGTAGGGCTTGGGGGCCACGCCGAAGAGCTGCGCGAGCATATCGGTGAAGCCGAACTTCTCGGCGAGGACCGCGTGGTCCTTGGCCTTGGTCGGGTCGATGAGGAGGGGCTCGCGGCCCGACAGTCCGTTGGTAAGGAAACGCATAAAGTTAGGAGATAGGTTGGTCTTCGGATTCGGGCTCTTCCATCGAGGCAGGTTCGTCCTCGGACTCGGGGCCTTCCTCGACGTCTCCGCTGATAGTGCCGACCGGGGTGTTGGACGGACGGAACAGCAGTTCAAACGGGATGCCGTATTGCTCGGCCAAGTCCTTGATGTGGACCATGTCGGAAGCCCGCTTGGCCATCTCGGTGCGGAAGTCTAGACCGCGCTGGGCGTAG